ATGGGGGTTGAGCCCCCAATGAAAGTTAGCCCGACCACGGGCAAGGAGACTTACGCATTTGCAAAGAATGACGAAGATTTCAAGGCACTGCTCCAACACCCATCCCACAAAGTGCAAGCCATTGCCGCTGCCCGCCTGGGGGTCAAGTCCACGTTGGAGGAGACGCGGACTCAGCGTTTCATCGACATCTCAAGCCGTGGGCCTATGCCAGTTCCCCTGCGCTACTACGCGGCTCACACTGGGCGCTGGGGTGGGGATGACAAGCTGAACCTGCAGAATCTCCCACGCAAGAGCGGACTCAAGGCCGCGATCATCCCACCGTCAGGCTACGTCATCCTCGACGCTGACTCATCCCAGATTGAAGCACGTACTCTGGCATGGCTAGCAGAACAAGAGGACCTCGTTCAGTTCTTTGAGTTGAACAACCAAGAGATTGCCGAGGGTGTCCCAAAGGCACTCATGAAGTACGACCCATACAAGATCATGGCTGCAGCTATCTACGGCAAGCCCGTAGGGGAGATCACCGACGACGAGCGGTTCGTTGGTAAGCAGACGGTGCTCGGGTGCGGATACGGCATGGGGGCCAAGAAGTTCCAGGCTCAACTGAAGACGTACAACGTGAACATGGATGAGGCTGAGTGCCAACGCATCATTGATGTGTACCGAGAGACGTACCCCAAGATCCCCGAGTTCTGGAAACGCGCACAGAAGATCCTTGACTCTGTCATTGGAGACAACGCCGACTACTTTGGTAGGGGCAACATCCTGTGCGTGGAGGGCAAGAAGGGCATCCAGCTACCCAACGGCCTGTACATGAAGTACCCGAACCTGCGCAAAGTGTATATGGAGCCCGCAGATCGCCGTGACTCGGGTATGCACAAAGCAGAGTACGTGTACGACACCAAAAAAGGGAAAACCACCGTGCCAAACCGCATCTACGGCGGTAAAGTGGTGGAGAACGTATGCCAAGCCCTGGCCCGCATCGCCATCGGTGAGCAGATGCTGATGGTTGCGAAGAAGTACCGTGTAGTCATGACGGTGCACGATGCGATTGCCTGTATTGCTCCTGAGCACGAGGCTAAGCGGGCTCAAGAATACGTTGAACTCTGTATGCGCATGCGCCCCCAGTGGGCCCCCGACCTTCCCCTTAACTGTGAATCTGGATATGGAAAAAGCTATGCTGACTGCTGAAGTGATTGACTACGCGATGCCGCTGATGAACATCGAGCGTCTTGCCAAGGAATGCCACCACTTGTGCCTGCACGATAAGTTCGAAGAGGCTAACGAATTGGCCTTGAAGATAGGTGTGGAGGCGCGTATCCTCAGTGCCTCACTTGCAATCATGCAGGGTAAGGAGACTTCACGTTGACTATGCCGACTTGGTCTTTCAGCAGTCTGAAGACCTTCCAACAGTGCCCCAAGAAATACTTCCACATCAAGGTTGCGAAGGATGTAGTTGACAGGCCACACGAGTCTGCGCTGTACGGTTCAGCCGTGCACAAAGCTGCAGAGGATCACGTAGCCGAGGGGGTCCCGATCCCTCCCAAGTATGGCTACATGATCCCGACCATCGAGGCGCTGAAGGGGATCCCAGGCGAGAAGTTCTGCGAGATCAAGTTGGGTGTCACTGAGAAGCTGGAGACGTGTGACTATGACGCACCGAATGCGTGGTGGCACGGCATCGTTGACCTGCTGATTGTTGATGAGGACACGGGCACTGCCCACATGGTGGACTACAAGACCAGCAAGAACGCCAAGTACGCCGACACCAAGCAGTTGGACTACATGGCTGTGGCTGTGTTCGCCAAGTTCCCCAAGATCAAGGTGATCAAGTCAGCCCTGCTGTTCGTAGTAAGCAACGAGTTCGTCAAGAAGAAGCACGTTGTGGAGAACAAAGCTGCGTACATGAACAGCGCCATGTTCGATCTCAACCGACTGAAGAGTGCATTCAACAACGGGGTGTGGAACCCTGTTACTGGCCCACTGTGCAGGTTCTGCCCAGTGAAGAGTTGTGAGCACAACAGGAGTTAGGTATGCCCAGAGGCCACGAGTCGGTGCCAGAGTTCATTGATTGGTGTAGAAAGGTAGCAGATCATGCCATATGTGAATAAACCAAGGCCTTGGAAGCATGAGTACCAAATGCAACTCAAACGAGGAGAGCATGAGGATCGCATGGAGCGCCAACGCGCACGTAACAAGTTGGACGCCAAGGGTGTAGATCGTACAGGTAAGGATGTCAGCCACGTCAAGTCACTTGCTCGGGGCGGCTCCAACAAGGATGGGTACAAACTGGAAGCCCCGTCCAAGAACCGAAGTCGAAACCTACACCACAAAGGAGAGAAGTAAGTGACGGAGCAATACCTAGAGGGCTACGAATGGCCCCGCCCATCAGGAATAGAACCCTTCAACCACCAGAAAGAAACAGCACAGTTCCTAGCCACCCGCAGCAAAGCCTTCTGCTTCAACGAGCAGGGCACCGGCAAGACCGCATCAGTCATCTGGGCGACCGACTACCTCATGAAGGTAGGGGCGATCAAGCGGGTGCTGATTGTCTGCCCGTTGTCCATCATGCACTCGGCATGGCAACAAGACCTCTTCAAGTTCGCCATTCATCGTACGGTAGATGTGGCTTACGGATCAGCAAGTAAGCGCAAGCAGATCATCTCTGGGGTGGCCGAGTACGTTGTCATCAACTTCGACGGTGTGGAGATCGTGCGTGAGGAGATCGCCCGAGGGGGGTTTGATCTCATCGTTGTCGATGAGGCGTCTGCGTACAAGAATGCGTCCACTACACGGTGGAAGGTGATGCGTTACCTGATGCAGCACGTCAAGGGGCTGTGGATGCTGACTGGCACACCTGCTGCGCAGTCCCCGGTAGATGCCTACGGGTTGGCTAAGTTGGTGAACCCCCGCAGCACACCTCCGTTCTACGGGCAGTTCCGAGACATGGTCATGTACCCAGTGACCCAGTATCGGTGGGTGCCCAAGCCCGGTGCCGACACCGTCGTGCACAACGTACTACAGCCAGCCATACGGTTTGAGAAGAAGGACTGCTTGGACTTGCCAGAGGTTACGTACGTGGACCGGGACGCCCCGATGACTGTGCAGCAGTTGAAGTTCTACAAAGAGCTTAAGAACGAGATGCTGGTCGAGGCGGCAGGTGAAGAGATCACGGCAGTCAACGCAGCGGTGATGTTGAACAAGCTTCTGCAGATAGCCTGTGGTTCCGTATACACAGATACACGGGAGGTTGTGGACTTTGATGCCCGCAGCCGACTCAACGCTGTCAAGGAAGTCATTGAAGAGGCCAGCCACAAAGTGCTGGTCTTCGTACCGTTCACGCACACGATCCTCAAGATTAAGGACTACCTGACCAAGGCTCACATTGTGAGTGAGGTGATCGACGGCAGTGTGCCGGTGGCCCGACGCAGTCAGATCGTCACCGAGTTCCAGACCAAGGAGAACCCCCGGGTCTTGATCATCCAGCCACAAGCTGCGTCTCACGGGCTTACCCTAACCGCTGCCGACACCATCATCTGGTACGCTCCCGTGACCAGTGTGGAGACCTACCTCCAAGCCAACGCCCGCATCAACCGTCCAGGGCAGAAGAACGCCATGACCGTGGTGCACATCCAAGGCAGCAGTGTCGAGGGCAAGCTGTACTCCATGCTGCGGGGCAACATTGCCAACCACGACAAGATCATCGAACTTTATCGCCAAGAAATTAGCGAAGACTCTTGACAAAGTCAAACAACGCTGTACAGTCAAAGACGTGGGACCACCCACGCAGAACAACTAGGAGCTAACAATGCAGGTAGAAGACCAGGGGGTCGAAGAACCCCCTACCCTAGCCGTCGATAAGGTGGCAGAGGCGTACATCTCCATACGGGATGCCCGTGCAGAAGCAAAGCGTGTCTTTGAGGTTCAGGACGAAGCCCTGGCCGAGCAGATGCGAGTGCTTGAAGCACACATGCTTGACGTGTGCAAGCAGATCAACGCCGACAGTATCAAAACCAAAGCAGGCACAGTTATTCGTTCAGTCAAAACACGGTACTGGACGAACGACTGGGATTCAATGTACCGACTCATCCATGAGCGGCAAGCATTCGGCCTGCTAGAGAAGCGACTTCATCAAACCAACATGAAGCAGTTTCTTGAAGAGAATCCAGAAGTCTTGCCTGAAGGTCTGAATCAGGACAAGGAATACACCGTGGTTGTCCGACGCGCAAAGTAATCAAATGAGCAACATTCAACTCTTTAATCAAGAAGTCCCCGATTTCCTGCAGAACGCAGGTGTAAGCGAACTGACCAAGTCCCTGGTCGGTCGGCCCCGCAACAAGCGTCTGGTGCCCAAGAACGGCATCTGGACCAAGATGGTCGGTGGCGAGGCGATGGGCAAGCTCAAGGGCGACATCGATGTCGTGATCGTCAACGCCGCACCGCACGTTGGACGCATCTTCTACGCTACTGCGTGGAATCCCGATGCCGAGCCGACTGCACCGGACTGCTTCTCCAACGATGGCCGTACACCGGACGCCAAGTCTGTGAATGTGCAGTCTGACCGCTGCGATAGCTGCCCCCAGAACATCAAGGGTTCTGGTCAGGGGCAGTCCAAGGCTTGCCGATACAACCGCTTCATCGCTGTGTTGTTGAAGGATGACTTTGGTACTTCTCTGGAAGGTGAGGTCTATCAGATCAAGCTGGCATCCAAGTCCCTCTTTGGTGACAACGACGGCAACTCCTACACGTTTGAGAACTACACCAAGTACCTGGGCAATAACGGCAAGAGCGTGGATCACGTTGTGACCCGTATCCTGTTCAACGAGAACAACGACAACCAGTCGGTCATGTTCGCCCCGGTTGGCTACATCAATCGTCAGCAGTATGACGTGGCCCAGCGTGTGGCTATCCTGCCTGCAACCAAGGCTCTCGTCGCCATGACCCCGTCCCAGGCCGACGGTGTCACTAAGCTCCCCCCTCCCCTGCCCAAGGCTAAGGTTGTGGATGTGGAAGACGTGGAAGACGTGGAAGATGAGCCGCCCAGCAAGCGCCCCAGCAAGAAGGCTGCAGAAGCTGAGATGCCTGCACCCAAGAGCAAGAAGGCACTTGCTGACGTGGTCTCTGCCTGGAGCAAGGAAGACTAACCATGACCTATGGGTACAGCCAGCGGTTGGCAGAGCTTAATCGCTCTGCTGGGCTGGAGTCGATAGGTGTGGCACTGGGCAGGGAGTGCATCAGTTTGGGGCTCCCTGTCCGCGCTGTTGCAGATGATCTAGGGGTTTCTCGGATGACGATCTACAACTGGTTCACTGGTGCAAGTAAGCCCAGTAAACGCATGCATGGGATCGTCACCGACTACCTCCACCGGATCTCTCTCCTACGCAAGTAACCCATGTGTACTACGGGGCTCCGGCCCCGTGGTGCCCTATTCACTCCAAAAATATGACGAACTTCAACTTGCTCGATGCAGTGCTGCCCAAGGAAGGCCGGTACTGCATGTGGGGGAAGGG